TGTCTGGAATAGCATCCATGGTAGCTGTGTTAACGGGAGCCATAGACATCACTGTTTCTGCTTGTTCTGTGTCCACTAGTCCGACCGTTTCTCCGCTTTCGAATCTAACTTGCCTTTTTGTAATATTAAAACTATACTGTGGTGTGTCTGGACATAAAGCGGGTTTCTCATATTCTATGGACTGCTCTGTAAACCATACGTCGTTAAAAATTTTCGTATCATAGCTATCATAAAAATCACTTGGGATCGCCAATTCAGACTTGGTGTAAACTTCCACAAGTGTTTTTTGATTCTGGTCAAAAATATGTCGTCCATAAGCGAAACTTTCTTTTAGAAAATTTCTCCCAATATCCACCATGTAATCTGGTAGAGAAACATCAGATGGTATATATACATGGAAGGGTCTGAAGATGGAACATGGATCAAGTACACTGACAATTCTTTTCAAGTCGGGATGAAAATAATTTCTTCTTTTTAAAAATACTCTTTCTTTGTGGGTGATAAACTCATCAAAGGAAGCATTTTTGTCTGCTCCATTGGTCACATGTAAACCCATGAGGGCCATGTCCTTGGATATGACACTAGCATTCCACTTAGTTCCGTCGACTTCTTCAGCTAATACTGCTTCATTGTCATCTCCGAGATTATTAAGCCATACATAATCCCTAAACGTTTTACCGTTTGTTACTCCATGTGATTTAAGGAAGGACGCTCTCATAGCGAGTCCTCCTTTAATACCACCTAAATGTGCTGTTAACAGATACCCTGAAGGGTGTAAGTTGTTTAGTAATACAGCAGCTCCGTTCACCACAATAATCGTAGTTAGAAATTCGTTACAGACGGCTTCTGCGTGTTTCAAATAAATTTTATCAAATCCTAACTGCTCCAAAATAATCATAATTATATGAGCAGCTGCCATTGAGAGCGTGGGAGACTGAGTTTGATCATATTTTTTGAAATCCATGGCGAGGCATCTTTCACCAAATGAATAAGATGATTCTACCCTCTGGTGCCAATTAGGCTTAAAAATATCTAAACCAATCGAGGTTTCAAAGAAATTAGGATTTGAATTAATGATAGCAATTGCTGGGGAAAGGTACTGACGCATAATTACAAGTGCATATACGGGTCCGCAAAAGAAAGATCTTGGTGGTTTACCTTCCTCAATCTTTTCTACTTCCATGGGTTCGTCTTTAAGTTGTACCTTGAATGCTAGGCCTGAATGTCGTCCTTCATAAATATCAGTGACTACTTCATCAAATTCAGCTTGATAAGTCTTCTTAAATCTATAGCAGCCATCTGGACCTGTAACCAAGCACTTCT